AGTGGACAATTCATCTACGCGTTCAGTGAGATTCCCGATTATTGATGAATCATCACCAAGCGGAAGCGCTTGGCCGTTCTGCCAAACAAACCATGCGTCGTTTTCATACCACATGTCACCATCGTTTGGTGTTACTGGATGTGCTGAAAGAATCTGGACAAATGTAGTGTTCTGAAGCGGCTGAGTTATGCCACGCGCATCAAGAATCTGCACATCGCCTTTGCCCAAGCAATAGTTCGTGACGGCATTTCCATTCTCGTCTTTACCGTCAGCGAAAATTGAATATCCGTTCTTCACATTGCCTATAGTGTCACATCCAGTGGTTGTTCCGACATATACGCCACCAACAAGTTTGCATTCAATAGTCTAAGTTGTGTTGTCAGGATATGTTACAGCGAAATATACTTTGTCTATGACCCAATCACCTATACGCTTCGGCATGTTTCTTATACGAATGCTTGATGGGCTTCCTTCAAAAGCGCGCATTGGAAAAAGTGGCATTGAAGGATTTGCCGCTTGAACGCTTATATCAACAGTTGCTATCATTTTGTTTCTCCATTTCAGCCAGCAATAGCAGGCATAGGTTGTTCAAGATATACTTACATCATGATGGTTGCCAGTTCCAAGAGTTATAATCCGCAGGGAAATCAAAATCAACAATCAAATATCCATCACCAACCGCTACAACTATTGTGCTATTTGTCTCTGGTAAAGATGCTTTACCTTTAAAGTCTGTTATATATTCATACCCATGTTTCTGTAAAATGCTGCTTGTTATATCCTACACCCAAGTCAAACTACTCATTGATATGTTCCCGTCTGAAACATCCATTTCAACAGGATAGCTATATGCCGCGATATATGTACCATTGACCATAAGACTACCGCGTACAAGCATTGTCGCAGATTTTGCATATGGCATTTTCAACGTAGACATTTTTGTTATATGCGGTGTGTATATTGTTTCAGTGTTTGATGTTGTTGCATAATAATAGCTCCAACCTTCAATGTTTCCACTGAAGTTGAATGTTTCTGTTGTGTCAGATGTTTCATCATCACCTCTATACAATCGCCGTGTGGTTGTTCCTGTGAAGTTTGTGAACAACCCATTGGCCGCAATGCCAGTCATATTTTTTACACCTCTTGTAAGCTGGTGGTAGTCATAGAATTTTCTACACCAGCTATCAAGATTCCGTAGTGATTTGCTACGTATAGAGTCCTGACCATACAAAGTAATTCCCATATTCTATATTGCGGCAGCAGCGCTTGAATTAGGTGTTGGGAGCTATGCTAATGTCGTCGGATATGATGAGTTTTTGTTGATGAACAATGTTGTACCAAATGAACCAATCTGTCCAACCGTTATTGTCCATCGTGTAGCATTCACTGCGCTGGCTGGAACAATCTATGAGGCCGGCTGAACATTATTCTAACCATCTTGTTCAAGATTCAACCTCTCATTGTACGCCTCAAGCAAATATAGATAGTCTTCATATGCGCATATTGCAATGCCAGATGAAGATGAAGATGTATATCTTACCGGCAAAGGTCTACCACGTATGAATGACCCACTGTTTGAGACATCCACGAAATCATAATCTGATGCGGAGTTGAGCATAATCAATCGAATGCTGGTACAACAAATGCGCCTCTGTAGTCCGTAGCAATCTTCCCTTCAGAAATTTCATAAATTGGAATCCAACACTATGTAGATGTTGGAGCTTGACCTAATGAAACGCCAGAGACAACCTAGCAGCTATATGAACCACTGGAATCTACAGTGCATACAACTTGATATAATCCATCATCTTTACCTGAGCCAGTCCCACCAGCATTTACCCACTGCCTACCAATCATCACACCACCAGGTCCTATTGTAGCAGAAGAAGAATCCCATGCAAACATGCCACCATTATATGACAATTCTCCACCACTTGTTTCACTTGGTTCAGCATTCTGCCATATCTCTCCCTAATCTTCTGCTCCACCACCATTTTCACTTGTGTCATCCTAGTTGTCTTCATCTACACTATTCCCACTTCCAAGACCTATTGTTATTGTGTTGCCAGATGCTACTACATCAATGCCAGAACCGGCAACAATAGATATATCGCCTTGTCTGCCATTAACGCCTATGACAAGATTATCTTTTACATTGCGAAAAATATCTACAATCCAATTCCAGACGTTTATGAACCCTCTATGTTCATTTGCGCCAATAGCTAAGCCTTCACGTAATGTTGGGCATGGTGATGGAACATTGCCAATCATGGTACAATTATATCTCCACTTAGATTTTCATCATAGTTAAACTCATATGCATATGATTTATAATATGCATCACCTTGATAGCTAACCCATAATGGTCTTGGTCCGGTATAAGGAGTTTTTGTTGATATAAGAGTTTCAATATGTTGTACACCACTCAATGTTGTTGGTTCATAATTTTCAGTGTCATATATAGCAACAGTCTCATTCACTGTTATTTGCAAATCATATACTGGTGCAGCTCCTCGACTAACATTGAATGTTGCAACCAAATCTGTATATGGTGGTGGAGACAATCTTGGTGTTGGAGATTTATACAACTCATATGGATTACGCCAGTACTAAGCATAAAACCGCCACTCCATAAATCGTCTGGTGTACTATATTGTCTTTGCTGTGAGACATGCTGACAATGCTTTTTCTGACAACCCTTTGAACTTATAGGTCTTTGTAGCTTTTCGTGTATATCTATACTGTGAAACTAAATCAGCCGTTTCAGAATATGCCTAAATTGCCACCGTTCTATTATATGAAAATGAGAGTGGTTCAATAAGTTCGTAGTTTGTTTCACCATATAAATTTAATGCCATAATAACCTCTCATTTAAGACCCTATTGTTCAAGTGAAGTTTTTATTGATTCAAGGTTTTCAACCTATTGTCTTATATTACTTACATCATCTTGAAGTTGAGCCTATAACTGTTCACGTTCCTATTGTAGTTGTTCAAGTTTATTTTTCGCGCGTTTCTCACCATTATAATATTCATCGGCATTCTTATAGTCCTCTATATCTTTCTTCTGCGCATCACTACGTTTACTCTCTGGAGTTTTCATCGCCTCGTCAGCCTTATTTTTCATCGACTGAAGATTTCTGTTACGTCTTTTTTCATCCTTTGCAACCTATCTATCATATGCTCTTTTTGCTTTTGCAGCATCCGTTGCATTATGTAGTTTTCCATCCAAATCGTACTTAAATTTTTTTGGTGAAAGGTTGTGTAGAGAGTTATATGCCACAACACCCTTATCAACATCACTATTCAAATTCTAAGAGTGTGATAAGTCTTTAGATGCTTCCTTTATGTCAGCTGTATTTTTCTTCAATGCACCATCCGCTGTTTTTTTCGTATTATATTCCTAGTCTTTAAGTACCTTAAGCTTTTCATCAATTTCAGCAATAGAATCTTGAGCAGCAATAATGCGTTCGTTTGATTCACATAGTTCTTCCCAAGTCTAATTAGCCCTATTGAGGGTTGCTGTTGCATCGTTAACTGCATTTTGATGTTCAATTGCTGAAACTTCAGCATTTGTTTCAGCAGCATTCAACCGATTGACAACAGTTGAACGCTCCATTTGAAGTTCATTTAGTCTTTCATATGCAGCTGTTGTGTCATGTCCAGCTTTTGTTTCAGCTTCAATCGCCGCTTTCTAAAGAGCGATTTTTTCTTCAACATCAACGAGCGCAGTTTTTTCACGGTCAATAGCCATCTAAGACTAAGTTCGAGCATCTTCTTGCCTTTTTAATGCTATGGCAAGATTCTTTTCAGCCTCAACTACCGGTTTCAACTCTTCAGATGCTTCATTGAGTGCCTTTGAAAATTCTTCATTTATTTTTGCTATATGCAGATTAAAATTCGCCCCCATTGCAGCATCTTCACTTGATGCAAGAGCCTTCATTGCAGATGAAAGTCGTTCAACTTGTTTAACAGCTTCATTTGCTTTTTCAGCAATAACATCTAATTGGCCTTGTTCTGCCGCTTCTTTAGCTGCAAGTTGAATATCTATAAGGTTTTGTTGTCCTTCACTCATTCTTCGCATCAGTTCAAGATGGTCTTCAACGGCTTTTTTATGTTCATTATATGCTTTAATTATAACGCCTAATGCAGCTGTTGTAGCTATTGCAACAGCACCAATCAAACCACCTTTACCCATTTTAGAAAGAACACCTGATATATTCTATAGTGCTCCACCTAGTTTTCCATCAATCGTTCCAGCAGCTTCTGATGCTACATCTTTTATTGTGCCAAAAACATCTCGTGATGAACTTTGAAACTTTTTAACATCACCATTAATTTCAGTGAACAATTTTTTTGTGTTGTTCTTTCCATCAACTGTAAAATGTATTTTCTCATTTGCCATTTGCTGCCTCTTGTTTCTACTTTAGATTTGCTGTTATTTCATCGAGAGTGCGAAGATAGTCATTTTCAAGTTCTGATTTCAGTCTTTTCTTATCAACTCCGCCTTCATATTTCATATGTCGGTTAATCATACTCATCATCTATGAACGTGTCAATGTTTTTGCTTCATTCAATGATAACCCAATTCCTGTTGCTATACCACCCAACATTATTCCAAGTGAAACAGAATCAAAATCATCATATCCATCATCAGTTGTGTTTGGATTTGGTGGTGCATATTCATCTGTTATCCAGTCTGTGCCATGTGTGCAGTAAAGTATAGCTGCTGTAATCTAATTTATTGTGTATGGATATAAAGACTTCAAAAATGTTGATATTGTATTTTTTACAGCATCATAATCTGTTGGTTCTGGTAATTTCTCATATGGTGTTGCGCAGATATATGCATCAGTCGCAATTGATGTATGCGAATCATCAAAGTCAATTATCTGTTCAACCGTATCTCGCCATATGTCATGTGCTATAGTTGGTTGCATAAAGCATATACGTGCTGCACCATCACCAAGAAATGCGCAGCGTCTAAGATTAAAGATGCTAGTGTCAGGTTTCATGCATCTTTCAAGTTTTATACCAAGAGCATTCAACCTGACAATATCACCTACTGTGGGTTTTAATCCCTTTTCCCACATTTCTTCAATGTCAGCTTCAGCTGTCTTTGACAACATGCTATGTCACCACCTTTTATGATGCATCAGCTGTCAAATATTGTGTAATCTGTGCAGTCACACTTGCATAGTCACTATCAGGACGAGTTTCAGACGGGTCACCATCAAGGATAGTCACATATGCTTGGCTTGAACCTGGAGTGATTGTTGGTATTGCTGTACCAGCTTCTTTAACATCTATGCTAACAACAATCTTTCCATTGTAGCAATCCCAAGTCACACGTTCGCCATCAACAGTTGTTATTGTTGAATCAACAGAGAATGCATAATTTGCGCTCTATAGATGGACATTATCACCACTCAATGAAAATAGTGAATTGAGAATTTGAGCCTTATTACGCTGCTTCAAATTATTGACTACAATCGTATATGTGCGAGCTGGTGTAGCATTTGGCACCTATTCAGCTGTAGCATCCAATGAAACTTCACCTGAATTTGATGTACCAATGCTGACAGTCTTCAGCATGAAATATTTTTCTTCACCATCAAGTGTCACAGTGTTTATTCCACCCAAAACAATTGAAAGTGATGGTATATCACTTTTTAGTGCATACTCGTTTGATGGGTCAATTACATGACCAAAAACAGTTGCATCAATGATGTCACCTTCATCATTCGCGCATGTTGCATTTGAACTTGAACGGCCTTCATCATGTGATTTCAGCATAATGGTTGTGCCATTTGCCAAGCCGCAAAAATCAATCTTACTTTTGAATGACATATTATGTCTCCGATGTTATTGTTTAGTTGTTCTTCATAACATTGACTATGCCACGAAGAATGAAGTTAATGTTAACCGTCCAGCAGTCTTCATTTTGCTCAAGACTACCTCCAGTCAATTGAAACCCACCCGGGTTAAAAGTGTCTGTTGTCAAATCATTACACATCTAATCGCAATCAGCATTCCAAATATGTATAAGATTCATAAGTGGTTCTATTAAATCTGCTAATGCTGCTCCAGTTGGTGCTGCTTCACGACGAACAGATAGAAATGCTACACACTAAAAATCAGCTTGTGGCTCACAAAAGCTTGCATATTGTCTTATACCAACATTTACTGCTAGTACACTTTGATTTGCATCTCCTAATCCTTTTACTTCACCAACCTAAGCAACATCCCATACGCCAATCATACGTGGTGCATATGATGAATTTTTATATAATGCAGCAAAGTTTGCTTTGAGTTTATTTTCTATTTCACGTTCTGTAAGCATATCAGCCTTTCACTTCAGGGAATGGTGTTTGAATTGGTGGATAGTTGAGTTTAGATGTTGCTATTTTTGATAGTCTTCCAGCTATTGAATTTGCAGCTTTCATCATTGCTCTCTACACACCATCTATACCACTCTTCAATGCATTTTTAGAATAGTTCAATATATCAAGTACTGTTATTGTGTAGTTGTCACTCATTGATTCATTTTTATATACATCAGCTGCTGCTTTCGCAGCCATCAATGATTTATTTGATTTTACATCTGCTGCAAATGTTCCTTTTGTTGAGACAGCAGCCATAGCAAAACCAAGTGTTGTACGAGCAAGACCACGATATGATTTTATACGTCTCGTCATATGTTTTTCAGCAAAAGCTCTAGCAACCTTTTCAGACTATGCAAATATATACCAACATCCTTTATGTTTTGTTTTCTCCCATGACATAGTTGAGTCATTTATAGGCTCAATTTTATAGACTTTAACGATTTCGCCTTTTTCATAATGCTGACCAGCGTTATTCACAGGAAATATATTTGAAACTTTTGGTGCAAGTCTTGCTGAAGATGTACGAACTACACGATGAAACTTACCACCAACTCTTTCCCAACCACCAACATATCCTGTATCTGTTATTTTATATGATGCAGGCTTTGCTTTTTTAGGAGCAATCTTTGTGTCAGCGCGGAGTGATTTAAGTATAAGTATTGTTGTTGCAGTCACTGCATCTTTGATAGACTCATTCAAAAACTCCACACGCTTATTTATAAGATTTGTAATAACACTAAGTGGCTTACCTTCATAGTCTATTTTTACTGATGACTAAACCATAATTAAATCTCCTTCGCTGTCAAAATCCAAGTGTCACCAATGAGCTAGTCAATATGTGAAACAGCTAATTTCATTGTTGGAAGGTTTGGTGTACAATCATCAGGTTTCGTTATAAAAATCTCATCACCAATCTGTGGTGGTTTATTTTCAAGCCAATCACCGGCATTAATTGAGATTGAAAATGTACGTATAGTCGTGTCGGCATCTGCTTCAATAAATGGTGTTGCAAATCCATTATCGAACACACATGCCATAAAGTTTCCAGCAACTCTATTCCCGTTTACACGTACACCTTTAACAGCAATAGGTGTGTCAAAGAATGGTTCAAAAGCTTTATTGTTATTTTCAAACAATGATTTCATCATATATACTTACAACAAAAAAGGCCGCTCAATGAGCGGCCAAGTTTTTTGGAATCTTCCAACCTTAAGATTATACCAAGCGGACAATCTTGGAAGGCTGAAGAATCTTCGCGCCGAAGAGGACATCAGCAGCAAACTTGTTGGTGCCGGTGCAGAGGTCCATGAATCTACGATAGCCGATGGTGAAACCATCTTCATCTGTAGCAGACCAAGCCTCTGGATATGCGCCCTCTGTGCCGGGATATAGATAGCGAGATGCCACACCAATTGCGGAATCACAGATGATTGCGCCGTTTGTACCTTCTGGAAGGTTGCTTGTGCAGACAAATCCCTTGAATCCGTAGAGACCTGGAATGATGCCAAGGCGGATAGCTTCGGAACCACCATACACATTTGCATCGAGCTGGCCAAGTACTGTTGCGAACTATGTTGGAGCAAGAGCGACAACGCAACGGTCAACAGGGATATCATTCTGCTCGGCGATTGCATAGAGACCAGCAACAGCAGACTTTGTAGCTGGGGTGTCGGCAGAGAGTGTCACGTTTGTTGCATTGATGAGCCCGAACACATAAGAATTTACGCCACGAGTAAGAGTATCAGCAAGAGCAGCAGCAGTGTCGCTTGCCCAACGGATGCCAGTCTCAGCCTCTTCAACATCAGTGATAGAGACGGACTTGACGAGGTGCTGGTCAAGAGTGATGAGCTCGCCACCAATCTCGTTTGAGCTGGTGCAATAGTTGTTGTTCACTGCATCGAATGCAGCAGCAGCTGACAGGTTATATACTGGAACAGCGATAGACTTGCCAGGCTGACCATTGAGTTCGCTGAAGTTCTTTGCGAAAAGTGAGAGCTTAGCGATGTTCTTGTGAGCGGCCATGATAGCAGATTCGCTAGCGGCCTTTAGTGCTAAATCGGAGAATGCCATTTTGATTCTTCTTTCTTTATTTGAGTTTAATGATTAGTGAGTCTTCTTATACCAGTCGAAGAACTCTTTACCCTTCAGAGACTTCCAATCGGTTGTCTCATTCGGTGTGTTTACGCCTGCGTTCAGAGCATCAAGCGCGTTCTTCTTCTCCTTAAAAGCTGATGTCATGTCTGACAATTCTTTAGTGGATTTTTCAAGCTTCTCGGTAAGGCTGATAGCTTCTGCTTTTGCTTTAGCTAATTCCTCATCTTTAGCTTTCATCTGAACTTTGAAATCTTCAATCTTTGCTTCGTAGTCCTTCTTCATAGCGTCCATCTGCTTAGCCATTGCGGACTGCATGCCAGAGACTCGCTTTTCAACTTCAGCCTTTGGTACAGTCTCTTCGACTACTGCGTCTTCTTTCACTTCTTCTTCTTTTGGCTCTTCAACAACAGGCTCTTCTACCTTTGTCTCTTCAGCCTTCTCTTCAACGACCTCCACTGAACTTGCTTCAGTGTCTTCATTCTTCACTTCGTCGTTGGCTTGCTTCAACTCTTCTTGCTCATTCTTGAGCATCTCTTCTTTTTCCATGATAATTTCCTTAAGTGCTTTTGGTGTATGCATGAACTTTGGCATCTTCAATGATGCCGCAATTCTTAGTGGTTCTTCTGTTGGTATGACTTCTGCTTTGAGGCCGAAGAATGAAGCTGCATCGCCAATAATCCATGTCTCTGAATCAAGCATTGCTTTTATAGTTTCATCACCAACATCGAACTTAGTTCTATAGATTGCAAGAAGTGCATCACGATATTGGTCTAAGACTTCTGCCTCTTTGCGCATATCATTGGCATTACCCATCGTGATTGTCCATGGGTTATGTACCATGAGGAATGCATTTGCATCAATCTGTAGTTCATCACAAGCGCATGCAATTGCAGATGCCATTGATGCGGCAATTCCAATCACGTGTGCTGTAGTCTTATGGCCTTCAGCCGATGCTTTCTTTATCAAGTTGCAGATAGCTATGCCAGCCGAAACAGAACCACCATAAGAAGTGATTTCAAACACAGCGGCTTCGTTCGGTTCAAGCTTATTCAAGAATGTATTTATCTGGACAGGGGTGACATCCTCAAATGTCTCCCTGTCCGCGTCTGTATCAACAATTGAACCCGCTATGAGAAATGTTTTCATCGTGATATTACTTACTCACCTTCATTTGTTACAATAGATGCAAGTACCTTATATTCCACACCATCAACAGACAATGTTGTTGGAGCATATGAAACTCCATCCAATGTTATATTTTCAATAGTGTCATTCTTTTCACCGTCTGGTACAGCATTACGTACTTCTCTAAGTGTTACAGACACATTGCAATCTGCTGGACGTAGAAATAGTTTAGGGAAAATGATTTTAGTTAGTTGTCTTGGATAATATGAACCGGCTGGAACTGTAGCAATTGCTTCCCATTTACTTTTTATGCGGCCGCGCTCATCTCTTATTGTAACAGTATGACCTATTTCTGTCGGAGCGGTAAATATAATTTTATCATTATCACTATATGCGAGATAATCTTCTCCATTATCTGATAGATATTGGTACCAAACAATATTTCCATTCTATGTTATACGACGTAGTTTTGTATTATTTACATGTGAGCCATATGGAACAAAAAAATTAGCTACACCATCACCAAAATCAACTTCATCCATATTGACAACATGAAAAATAACATCATGTATACTTGGTGTGCTACCAGATGACATTTCAAACAAGAATGAACCATCATCAAGTTTCTTCGGAACCAATGTGTTTGCTCCATCAATAAGTTGACAAACTGGATTTGCAACATTCATATCACCCGCGGTCACCTTCACGACTATTCCATACTTTTCAGTGTTGGTTGGTACGCTCAAAACCTGCCTTATTGGTTTACTTGTGTCAATGTTTAGATTGTATATTTTCATTTCGTAATTCCTTGTTAAACTTGTTCACCGTCAGATGTCTCATCAACGCCTGTTCTCTCTCCTCCACTTACCATCCCAAATGCTGGATGTGGAAGATTGTTCTACTTGAACCAATCAATCTCTTCCTTGATTGCTGTCAGCTTTTCTTTCCAATCGCTTCCTAATTCATCAGCATAAGAGCCAGTCATGTTGCGTAGCTTCTTCTCCACAGCATCCTGATGTGCATTCTCGTCAATCTCATCCATAGTTGGCCATGACCAAGATGTGCGGGCGACAAAATCATTCGGTACACTATTGATTATGCCACGCTTCTATGCCCATAGAGACCAGCGGTAGATTGTCCAATCACATATCTGCTCAAGGAACTTCTGGGCTTCATAGAATGCTGGCCATGTCACAATCTGCTCTGCTCTGAATGATGCTCCATCAGTCTGAAGTGTAGCAAACTACTGTGACAAACCAAATGGTGCTGCGCTTCTTCCGGCTAGCCATCTGATGAAGTCAGGCATATTTGCGTTCGGATGCTTCTGGTCAAGAATCTCCATCTTATATCCTTCGGGCATCACCTGATAGATTGCGCCAGCAGCATTCACTTTGTCCAATGTCATTGTCTATTGGACATTCGCTTCTTGTGCAGCCTTGACTATAGCTTCAACTTCTACATCCGTCATTTGAGAGAAGTCTGTGTCAGAATCAAATGCGGACGGTTCAACAGCATCTTCTTCAGAGTTGTTTGCATCTTGAAGGACCTATGCCAATGTCTGCGCATTCTTCTTTGCAGCTGCCAACTCAAATCCACATAAATCTTCAAGGTCTATGATTGTCGCAAGCGAAGACGTAAGTGGCGTAACACCTCTGCCTTGAGCTACACGAAAGACATTTCGAGGCATCAACCAAAATGAATCAAACCAAGATTCATCAGGGTCACGTGCAAGGAAGTATGACATCTTAGGGTCAAAAACTTCCGCTCCTCTTTGGCTACGGCTTACAACAGCTCCGATAAAGCGGCCATTGCTATTGTATACACGTCCAAGTGATTGATGAGCATATTTGCCAAAGTGCCGCTTGATAGCTTCATCAGTCGTGTTTCCAATTTCATCAGGTTCATATACAACCAACTTTCCAGAGTCTTCAATCAGTCCATCGTCGAACATGAGAACCATGTCACCACCAAGTACATATGTCTTCAGGATGAGTTTCAGAAGTGTGTTGAATGGCAGGCCATCGAAGAAATCTGCTTCTCTTGTCCATCTTGAGAATGCAGCTTTGATTGGGTCAGCGTTGTTGAAGTTGAAGATTGCTTTGCCGCCTTTAGTACCAACCACATTCAAGTCAAGCTGCTTCAAGATAGCATTGAATGTAGATGAATTTCGTGTAGCATTCCTTGCGAGGTCCAATGCTTTACCACGACCATAAGAGTTGAAAATCTCATCTTCATTCCTATGCTCAACTATGCCACGTTCACGTTGCCATTCATCCGTTCCACTGACAAGTTTATAGCGTGGTCCACTTTGAAGTGCCTTTACACTTTTAGCAATCTTGGTTGCAACATCTATTCTTTGCTTGTCGCTCAAGTCTTTCCAGTCGATTGATTTTTTCTTGCCAAATCCGAACATCTTAAACCTCATGAGTAAATCACATGAACATTCGTCCATAATGATTGCTGACTACCACCAACAATCATACCCTTTAGCTGCTTCAACTCTGATGTCAATGCTGATATTGCTTCAGTGATTTTCGATATGTCAAGGTGTGTGTAGCTTTTGCTTCCTCCACCTGATGACATCGTTGCGCTGGCATAACCGTTCTTCGCTATATCTGCCCTAGCCTTCTTCAGCTCTTCAATGTCTTTCTCGACATCTGCAATCCGCTGGAGTACTTTTCTTTGTTGTGTTATAGTCATTTGCATATGCTTGTTATTACTTACTCAATTCTTTAGACAAGTTTGACACGTTGATGTTTCTTCATCACCTTGGTTTTATGCTATGTTGGTGTCTACACAACATTTGACCCATTTATGCCTTGGCTTGCAGCAACAGCATAAGACATGCTCATGCAGTCGAGATAGTCATGTGGCTCCATACTTTTCCAATGATATATGTCTCTGCCTGCTTTATGCTGCATAGATATAAGCTTCTCATTGCAGACTTGAATGGCAAAGTCTCTATGCTCTTCAGCATCACCAAAATAGATGTTGCAGGACCCAACAGAACCAATAGGACATAGCAATGCTTTCTGAGCTGCAACCTTGTAGAAGTCTGCATCGAAGAAGACATATTTTTGGCCTGCTCCAGATTTGACATGCTCCTATGCATCACCACAAAGTACTGTCATGCCAATAGCATCACGTAGCCTTGAACGTACATATGGGTTGAACATGTTTGATGAACGGCCAGAGAATGCGCATAATGGAATGCCAACTTGCTTCGATGCAACCTTTGTGAAGTTGCATACTGCTGACCAGTTTCTACCGCCAGCGTCAATCGCCAGTCCATCAATCTTCACACCCAAACTTTTGATATGTTGGCAGATAGACAATAGCTTATTGTGTACAGCGGCATTATAAGCTACTTCAGGCAACTTCTGGTCAATCTTCATGTCGAATGTCTAATGCCAAATGACCTATGCTGTAGTGTCTGGCTTGAATGCCATCAATATAGATGTAGCTGCATAAGATGTGTTGAGGTCAATAGCCCCAGCGACAAAGACATGTCCATCTGGTACTTCAAGAAGTTTGTCCTTGCTGATTTTTGCTACAACTTTGCTTGGCGTTATGTCAATAGAGTATGAATGCTTTACAGGTGACATCTGATATTCTGACTAAAATGCAGCATTGCCAATAATGTGTTGAATCTCAAGCAATTTCTAGATGGCTGATATATGGCCATCCTTTGGCGAGAACCTATAAGGGTTGAACACTTCACATCCTTCGTCCATCTATGCTTGATGTTGTTTATAGAACTCCAGACTTTCCTTATGTCCTGAACCTGTTATCTGCTCAGCATCAAATAGCTTGAAGTACTATGACCAAAGAGAATCCTTCTTCTTTAGGTCATCTGGGAACTTCTCGATAGCTTTGAAAATGGTTGTCTTCCAGCTTATGTCATTCTTCAACTTTTCGACTAAATCATCAGGACATATTGGTGTAGCAGTCTGAAGTATAGACAATCTCTCTTTGCCACCTAAGTTCATAATGTCTTTACGAATCAGTGACAATAGTTTTTCAACCTGTTCCGGGCTTTCAGCGGTTTCCGATGTCTAGAGGTCGTCCAAGAGGATGCATGTTGGCCTAAGTGTACCATGTTTCATACCTCTCAAACCTCCTGAAATGCCTCTAACTGTAACTGTGGATGATGATGTAGGCATTTCATTCCCGTTATCGTATTGTAGTCTAGCAAATGTTATGTTGTTTGCAGTCTTCTAAATTTCGGTTGATTGGCCTCTATAGAGTTGGCGTCTTCTATATGAACCGTTGCATACTTGAAACGGAAAACAAAGGCTTGGATAGTCCTGGGCAAATGGAGTGTCTGGTTCTACAATCACCCGCCAAATGTCTTGAAGTAAACCTGATGCTGCCCTGGCATTGTTTGATATGATGACAACATATTTCTATAGGCCTGTAGCAAGCGCATGAAGTGTCACACATTCACAATAGGATGATTTGCCATGACCGCGTGGCATACATATTAAATAGTTTGTGTGAGCATCAATGGCATCACTCATCTGTTGTAGGACTTCAAGACCTTTTGGTGGTGGCGCATCATCTAAGAGCAATCCTAAACAATATGTCTGTACCCACTTCTCTATTGATGTCTCTGCCTCGTTTCTACGCTCCCAGTCTATATTGGCTATTGCTTCATCAAGCTATGCATCAATAGCTGCATGTTTATCATCAAACCGCCTCTTGGCCTCGGCATTCGTCAACCGTCTTTCTGCATATATTCTCTATCTGGCCATATATCAATTATTCAATAATTTCTAGATTTCCGATGATGACCTTTGTCTCTCTAGTCTTTAGCAGCAGCTTTATTTTTCAAAAATAAGGGGGGGGTAAAAGCTGTCAATAAGTTTCTAGATTTTTACTTACATCATAATGGAGTAAAGTATATATGCCTAGCAGAAGTTTTTTATTGCGTGTTGTCTTTTGTTGTCTGTCTTCTGCTAGGCATTTATTGTTTATCCTCTTCTTGTTTTGTCTTTGTTATGTTCGACATTCATCTAAGCTTCACGCACCTGCTATGCCATGTCAGCATTCACAGATTCAAGCATATCCGCAAAGTCTAGAGTCAATTGTCTCACGGTGTTCAAATGCTTATAATGTTTCCCTAGTACTTCCCAAAATGCATGTTCAACAACACGTGTAAAATAGTTGAAACAGCAATATGCATATTGTGTCTTGTAGTTCTTGATGTTCTTTATGCATTTGACTAATGCTGCTGATGTCATGTCTTCATGCATGTCTGCATCATAGTTCCTATAGCGTGAATCTCCCAATAGATGCTATGCAATCAATCTAAAATATTTGCATACCTTTTCTGTTGGCTATCCAAGCTTCTAGCTTTCTTCAAGAGCTTCAGCCAGCTATGCTGAAGTCAGATATGGTGTCTTCTTAGATTTCATTTGCATTCTCCATTCTTTTCTCGATTACTGCATCATGTGTCTGTATGTTGTCCCAAACTTTTACGTAATGTTTTTCACCATCTCTAGTTTCAGCGACGAGATATAATTTCCCATCTGGCATCATAAAGTAGTTTAACATACCAATGTTATCATTTATAGTCTTGACTAGTTCATTGAATTTTTCTATGTTCATTTGTTGTTTCCTTTAGTTGTTATGGCTATTTACTTCTTCTATTCTTTTCTTCTGTTCAACATCAATGAACTTGATTGCTTCTTCATGTATACGCCGGAAATAATGCAGCCCTAAGAAGTTCTGTTCGCCGATTATATACCGAAGTATAGACAAGTCTTTATCAAGCTCCAATGCAAGTGCATATGAAGGAGCTTCTTCAAATGCTTGTGATTCTTTTACTATTTTCTGCATAGCAAATTCAATCTCTTCTTTATCCATATTGTCATCCTCTCTTTACGTTATTTTTTGTCACAATGAAGTGTCGTGAATTCTTGAGTGATTCCAATGTCTTCCTTGGAATGACAAGGTTCACAGGCTTTTCCTTCATCTTAGTTGAGTAAGTGAGCCAGTACTTCCGGTGTGGATAGTGATGTCTTGCTTTACCATCATTGTCCAATATGCTTTGTCCAAATATATCAATCATATGGTTGTCACCATCACGTCTCAACTCATATGCATCTTCTTTAAGCTTGGCCATAGTCATGTTCCCATAAAAACCACCATAGCTTTCCACATAATCAACGATGTCTTGCTTCTTCAACCAAAGTACATCTGCTGCTGTTATCTATTCTACTGATGTAAGCTATGAATCATCATTAACCGTAGCTGACAATCCGATTATTGCATAATAGTCAGTCGAAAGGTTTTTATTCATGAACCAGCCATCTTGTATGCAGTCAGCCCTGTTGTTCAATGAGCATTCAAGGCCAACGAATTCAAGTACTTTGTTCAGGCAGCCTTTGACTTTGCATTTCTCGTCAAAGTTTGTTGAGTTGATGCTGATGTCTATGCCACCAAACTAGTGGTAAGTGTCAGTGTATCTTGTGACATCTGCTTTGCCATCAAACATTGGATAGAAGTTTGCATCAAGAAACTCTGCTGCTAGCTTCTCAATCTAAGTGTCTCTATCATATTGCTATGTGCGTGTCATATCATTTTCCTCTCTTGTCTTTATTTACTTTTTTATGCAGATTTATCAATGTCTATAGGTCATCAAGAATCTGTTTTATAGTTGCGCATTGTGTCATGCAAGCTTCAAGCAGCTGGTCATATGTTGTTTCTTTGTTTGTCTTTTTCATAGTGTGTCTTCCTCCTTTGTAGCTTCAATAAAATGTTTCATTTTATGTAGAAGTGTAAGCTGTTCAAACTTTGGTGTAAAGTCAATGTCTTGTTTCAAGACAAGCTCCATAATCTCTTCTATGCGTTTCTATTTTGTTTCGTATGTCATTGTGTGTGTCCTTTGTTGTTCGTATGATTTTATTTACTCCGAAAAATGCGCAAGTGAGAGAAAAAATGCAACGAAATGATTTTTTTTTGATGAACTAACAAAACAGAAAAACGTTGTTATGATTGGGGATGTGAATTAAAAATTAAAATAATAAGAGATTATTTGTTTTTAGTTCATTAAAAATAATAAAGGAATAAAGGAATGAATAAGAAGAATAGTATGAAAAATGCAATAAAGGCAATACTTGAGTATGAGTTTTATAGGGAATATGGCAATAAGTATGGAGAAAAAATTAGTTTCTCTGATATGATTATGATTGTTGATAAGCTTTATAAAAACCATATGTTGTCTTATAGAATGCAGATGCTCTATATTGCATACAACAATGGATATTATGAATTGAAACGGTATTATAATCGTAATAAGGATAAACTTGCAAATTACACAAAAAGAATAGAAAATGAGAATGATAATGATGTGTACTTCTACTATTCAAATAAATGGATGAAAGTGTTTGAACAAAACCTCATGATTTCAACAATCATGAGAGCTGTTAAAACTATAAAAATCATTAAAAAGTAAAATTTGAAAAATAGAAAATCACTCATCTTCTGATGGGTGATTTTTTTTTTTTTTGAATGTAAGTACGGCTAGCTATGGACCATGACAGACTAAACAGATTTCACAACGCGCTAATAAACTCTGATTTAACATATACTGCAATCTTGGTTGAAGCTGAAGGTTGCTGGGATGCAGATGAATTGTTTAGACGTTTTAATGAGCTATGCTACATTGACAATAGCAAATGCGGGTTCTCAAATCCATTTACGTCAAAAATAGCTTGCCTCAAGGATGAACTACGTGGATGTCAAACACGGACATATGATTATGAAGACAAAGTATATGGATAGGAAGCAGTAAACGTATATCCTAAATAGATTAAAATCGTAAATAACGTTGTCGAAAAAGAAGTCATCAAAGAAGTCAAAGTACCTGTAGAAAAAATAGTCGAAAAGGAAGTCGTCAAAGAAGTTAAAGTGCCTGTTGAAAAAATAATAGAGAAGGAAGTACCTGTTGAAGTCGTCAAAGAAGTTAAAGTGCCTGTTGAAAAAATAATAGAGAAGGAAGTCATAAAGGAAGTTCCGATTGAAGTCGTAAACACTCTTGACCAAGAGAAGGTAAATTTGTTGTAGGCAATCCTTGAACAATCAAAACAGCTTTTGGAAATTGGCAAGAAACCAAGAGCAATCATATATGCCTGACATGTTCTAGATATGTTTGTGCAAAACCTATATAAACATATAAGCCTGATGCTCGGAAACATCAGGCGCAATCTAGAGATATATTGGGAATGATTTAACATCACTTCCCATACTTCTTCATCCGTTTCTAGCAAGCCATTGCTGATATACCGATTTCTTCAGCAATCTCTCTATATGATTTTCCTTCCATGAGCATTTCCGCAATCATCTTATCAAGCTTAGGCATCTTCTACATCAGTTCGCTTACTTCAAGCTTGTCCTAAAGTGATTCTCGTTCATCAACCGACAAAGGTTTAACTTCAGCTTCTCCATAGATATGCCGGCAAGGTTCATCATCGTCTTTGTCTTCACCATACAATGCATCAAGTGTTTCTTGAGATTTCAGCTTACGGTATTCTCTAATCAAATTTAGATATGCCCATTTTTCTCCAAATTGATAGCAATAAGATGTTGCTGACATTGCTCCTGGTTCATAGTTGTTCAACAGCTTGATAAACACATCATATACTGCTCCTTCGATTTCATCCAAAGTCAAGTACCAATCACATGGTAATCTCATTTGGATTCGTTTTGCTATTTGCTTATTGAAATCATGCAATTTCAGCCAATCAGCTTCAGTCAAATTTAGATTTTTTATTTTTTCCATATTCATTTCCTTTTCAAATTCAAAACTTATTTACTCCGTAAAATGCTCAACTAAGAAACTTTTTCAAAAAAAAAGTGATTTTTTTTTCAAACCACGGTTTACATTTTTGTTTCTCATGTTAGATATATTAATGTACACTTCATTCAAGGAGCAAGCTCCTTTCATTCCATGTACATGAAGAATCTTCCTGAACAAGCATCTTCATCAAATCTAAGTAATCAAAAGAATGATTAATTTGTCGAGCTTGCTCGACAAGCGAGCGAAGCTCGCCTCTGAAACTTCGGTTAAATAACAAAGTTAAACATCAAGAAACAACTTCATCTTATCCTTTGAAACAACACTAGATAATTCATTTGTCACGGCTGCGCCGTGACTTGCTTGGCGCAGCCAAGCAACATAAATATGTCTTTGAAACATCCCTAAATAACTCTAGAACGATTCTGGTATGTTTCAATATCAAAGACATATAAAATATCAATCCTTTGGTTCAAACATATCTAAAGACATCTAGAAATAACTTATCACGTGCACGTGTACACGTGCACACGCGCGTACCCGTACGCGCGTTATAAAATATATTATTTATTATTAAATATATAATAATAATTATTTTCTTGATTATAGAATTTTTGCAAAGCTAAAGCTTTGCAAATGTAATTTATATTTTATTTGATTATATTATTATTATAATTATTATAATTATACGCGCGCGTACGCGTACGCGCGAAGAAATGTCTAAAAATATACCTTTGTCTCCAGTTGTTCCAGGATAGCCCTAGAATCACTTGAAAAATAGCCATATATTTTATTACCTTGACACTTCGGAGGCCTCCAGCGGCCTCCTCGTGTCACTGGAGCCTATTTCATGTCCTTTTGAAGATATACATATCCAATTGAACATTTTTATATTCTAGAAGTGTGACATTTTGTCACACTATGGTTGATTGCCCAAGTTTCATTTCGGTTATCAGTCTCCGGCCATATGGAGATGGCCGTGGATGACGTATGGAGTGTTTCTTTCCGTTGGATGATAGTTTATATGGCCTGATGCTCGAAGAGTCTAGAAGTCATCTAGTGAACGGTAGTTCAAATCAGCATTAATTATGTACATAGGAAGATTGTCAAGTACGATTTTTTGAAAGCTCCATTTTGGGTTGTCATCAATCCATTTTAGATGTGCCAACCAATCACCATCTACAGTTTTAACAGCACCCGTTGGATTGTCTTTTAGTTCAATGTACTCATTTGCATATAACTCTTCAACATACTCATTGATATTTAGTATGCTTTTACCATACGGGTCAACTATACTTCTAGACATTGGGCCGTTATATGTGTAATGCCAATCACTGAAACATCTATAGCTTTGTAATGTTGATGAATCTTTTGCAATATCCATATCATCTAATGCTTCAAAATATAGTTCTTTGATGTTTAATGTTTCACCAGTTTCAAGTTTAATTTTTATATCAATAGGTTTTCGTCCATCATTTGTATGCTGTGATGCATCGTTTATAAGCTTATTATGATTTAACAAATAGATATTTTCAGCAATCTCATCAGCAAACTCTGAAAACTCATTAAATGATTTTTCAGGATGAAGCTTGTCAATCAACCATATACGTACTGTACTTGTCACAAATGCTGACATAACATTTCTTCTTTAGTTGTCCTTCAACTCTTCGCTTGCTTGTTCCCAAGCATGTTTCAAGATATTATAGTTTCTCAAATCAAACTTCTCATCAATTTTTATCTTCCGTTCAGGGTACATGTCTCTTTCCAAATGTAGCTCCGTCAGAAACTGTTTAGCGAAATAGTATTCTAATGGCTGCTGCCATTCAACGTTTATACCGTCACTGTCATCTGGACCATAGTACCTGCCATTATAGACAAGTTTTTTGCCGACATAAAGCCCTCTATGTGCTGTTTCGTAAAAATGTGGCTCAGCCTCATTAGAACAATCCTTCTCCAAATACCAATATGTTTGAATAAATTTATAATCAGCACAACGTATATCTGAAAGATGTTTTTCAAACTTCCTCATCAATTCATTAAACACATCTTCATACCATGTAGTAGGCATTCCAGCGCCATATCTATTCCAATAACGTATATGATTTGGAAAATTTGGATTAGCAACCAAACTAGTAGAAATATGACATACATGAAATTTATCATTATCAACACTGCTGCTAACAATTATTTCATCATCCATATGCAATGACCATACATCAATGCCATTCTTGCGAGTAATTGTTGAAAGTTTATCTAAAATCACTCTATTTTGTTTTGCAAATTTACAACAATCAAATTGAGAGATGATTTCTATATCAAGACTACATGACATTTTGTTATACCGTTGTTGATGAATGAAAAAGCCACCTGCTCTTTTGAGCAAGTGGCTTCATTGTCTCATAAACGAGATGTTTAGTCAAGTACAGCAAACCAATATGCTACATCAGACTTCTTCGTGAAGTTGTTTTGGAGATAGTCATCAGCTTTTCTCCAAAGACCATCATAAAGTTTGCTGTACTCATCAACGCCAGCATCATACCATTCCCAGATTTTATGGTTCAATGCTGCGACAAGTTCAGTGAACATTTTTACGTCATGTTTCCAGCCGCAAAATGCTCGCTTGTACGTGTCCTTTATGGCATCTACACCATAGACATCTGCTACACTGAAGTCTGCAAAGAATGTTGTTTCAGGACGTTGCTCTTGAAAATCTGGATATGAGCATTGGAACTTCTCTTTGTCAGGATAGCTGTAGTGACGCATTGCTTTAGTCAATGTCATGTACTTATGTACTTTATCCATGTCAGTCATTTTCATTCTCCTTTCGTTCAAGCGCATCAGCAATCCGCTTCAGCTGCTTTGCAATCTCTGGCAAAATGTGGCAGATGATTTCCATTGTCCGCTGTTCAATGATTGTCATATTACCACTCTCCTTCCAAAACAATTTGTCCGTCAACAACATTCACTTCATCAATGTCAACCGTGTAGATGTGGTCTGCATCTACCTGAATGATAGCATTGCTTTCAAGCATTGCTGGATTCTCATTCACAATCTCATTGAGCTTATTCAACAGTTCTTTGATTTTCATTTGTTCTCTCCTTTATGAATAGGCTGGTGGCCACACGGCCACCAGCCATTTTCATTTAGCCAACTTTAGCAACGATGTCGATGCTTTCGGCAAGCTTAATGCTGAGGAAGAACTCACGGGCGAACACTGCCGCTGACCGAGAAGTGTAAGTGATGATATGCCCAGTTGTGAAGTTCGGCATAGCACCACCTTCATTGTCGATGCGAATCAACCCCTGTCCTTCGACGTACAGCATGAACTTACGTTCACGACGAACGCGCCTTGGCTTTGCCGCTTCAGGCGTTTCATTTTTTTCGTTGTTCTGTTTGGTCTGTGTCTTCATTTGTTTTTCTCCTTTTGTTTTTGTTGTTTCTTAGTTAGACCTTTTCTAACTAAGTTTGTTATGTCTAACATAATATCACAAGTCAAGATTTTTGTACACAGTTATTTTTCAAAAAAAAAAAAATGGCCACCTCACCCGAGGTGACCCACAGACCAAACAATATATCTGTGTGGCTGCATATTATAGCATATTATTTATCTGGGATGAGTTCATCAAGCATCTCATCAAGCTCAATGTCAGATTTAGTCTTTATATGTGTTATGGACGTTGTGTTTCCCTTGAGCAATGACATGATAAAATCATCAAGCTCATATACACCTTTAGCCTTGTTCAATGCTTCAACAGTTGTCTTCTTCAAGATTATTTTCTCATACTCTCCATCAAAGTCTGGCAAATGCAAATCTGAATCGAATGTATGTGTGTACGCCAATGACATGTCTGCTGAAGTGTGGGCAACCATTTTTTGGACAACCGAAATTGGTATACCTTCTTTTACACACTGTGAGATGAAGTAATGTCTCAAAGCATGAAACCCAGTCGTGATTTTGAGCCTGCCGGAAGAATCATGCATATGTGTTTTTATTTTAGACAAAGAAAAGACGGCTGCAATCTGACTATTGAGATTTGTCCGCCCGATTTTGTTCAGCTTCACAAGAATCCGGTCACCTTCATGTGGCCATTTCGACAACTTCTCTTGAAGTTTAGGATGAAGTGGTATACGAGCTTGCAGTCCGCTACGTTCAGTTTTAACCGGCGTTATTGTTATGAGTTTTTTGTTGAAATCAATGTTGGACCATTTCAGCCGCATACAATCTGAACACCTTAAACCTGTGTATGCGCCAAGTTCGAACAACATGCTAAGTTCTGGACTTCGTTCATTCGCCACTTTGCATAGAGTTTTAACTTCATCTGTCGTCAACTCTCTACGTGTACGCAACTTGTCGCCTTTCATCCTAACAAATCCATCAAAGGGGTTTACACGTATGCGATAGTCATGTTTCATCGCAACTTCAAACATATGCCTAAGTGAATTCAAGGAACCATTATATCTGCTCGGGCCAACCTTTTGTTTCATATATGTCAGATAGCGTTCAACGTCTTCTTTTGTTATTTCATGCGCATATTCTTTTTTGACAAACTCTCTAAAGACATTTACGATTGATTCATAATGGCTTTCAGTCCCAGATTTTATCAAACCTGTGTTCACATCACCTTTATACACATCAACTAAGAACATCAGTTTAATAGGTGGAGCTGATTTGTTTTTCGTGTCCTTGAGTATTCCTTCAGCTACACGGACTTTAGCTGTAAGGTTTTCGAGAACTTCGATAGTTGAGTTTTCACGGAATGGTTTTGTGAACTCTTCAAGCTTCTTCTGGGCTGCTTCTTTCGTTGAACAACCAGTTGAACGAGTATAGAGCTTTCCTTTAACCATCCATCTGGCTTGATATGTATTACCACGCTTGATGAGTGTACCATTTCCATGTGCTCTTGCCATGTCATTTCTCCTTATTTTGGCTGATGGCACGGGATTATATCAAAATAGCCGCCCAAAGTACATATCAAAAATGGTTATAAAATGGTTATAAAACGAGGATTCCGGGGTACCTTTTCAATGTATACATATAGTATGGTTTTCAGGGTAGTATAACTACATATAGTATATACTAACCCTATAAAAACATACGTAAATTTTCAATTATAGGCATATCACCAAAGCTATGCCAGATGGTTATAAAATAAAATGCCGGATTTTATTTAAAGTTCATCTGGTATAGACATTATGAGATATGGTTATAAAATGATTATAAATCAAGGCCTACTATATGTAGTAGGCCAGCTTCAAACATATACAAGATATTATTTTAATTTAACTTTGGTTGAGCTATTTTCCACAGTCTTCAACATTCCCCAACACCAGTTGTTTGTGGCTGAATGCTTACGCTCAATCTCGTAGCATAGATTGGTTGGTGTTCGTACTATGCAGCCATTCAGATATGAGATGAGCTGTACGCCGTACAGCTGCCCATCATATGGCAACATAGCTCCTAATCTAGTGATAGTACCATCCATGAATGATGGCGCAGATGTACAGCCACATAATGCTATGGCAGTTGCTAAAATAAGCTTCTTCATCTTACCATTCTTTGATGATGTTTTCAACTTCAGCTACTGTCTGGTCAACTTCAGCATCATCAATCTTGTTGTCTTCAAGCTTCTCAAGCAAAGACCTGAACGTGAACAAGATTTTATCTAGCCGAGCAATCCATGTTTTCAAAATGTCTCTGACTTTTGAAACATTGTCTTTATACTGTTCAAGCATGTCATTCAACATACCAATGACATAACGTTTTGCGAACCATTTTACAATCATCACATACCTTCTTTCACTTTGTTTACTACATTCTCTATTTCATCCAGCCTATGCAACATTGCTTCTTGCTGGCTATTGTTGAACTCATATATGTCAAACTTGATTGCTTGACGAAGATTGGCAATGCCTGATTCTATACGTTCAAGCATATAACTCATAAACCAATGACCTTTGCTAAGAGTGAACCACCACCAGCCAATGCGCATATTGATGTCACCGCAATAATCAATGCTTTGGCCATCCATTCAAGCAACTTACTCTTGATGTTTCCATCATCCTTCTTTGTCTCAAGATAAATGAGACGTTTCTCATGATTGCGGAGCATCTCCTGAAGCTCGTCAGTGTTTTTTTGGAGCTTGTCTAAGAAGTTCTGAAACATCTCAAAAATCTTTTCGTCGGTCATTTTGTCTTACCTCATATCATCTTCTGTACTGCGAAATGACCACTTGTATATTCGATGATGTGATATAGATTTACACCAGTTGTTGGAGCAACAGCATCTGCGCTACCACCTTGGAAAACATCTATTGCTTCATTCCATGCTATTGGCTATGATGTCACACCACTGCCGAGTGTCAATGTAAAATAAAGTTCGCGCATTAATGTACCAGCAGTTCCATTTACTGATATAGTGAATGATGCTATTGTAGAACTTGTTGTGAATGTATTTACGGCGTATGGCTGTAATGTCATCATTCTACCAAATGGCTGGATGAATGCGCTACTGTAGTTGAATCGTGTAGCATAACCTTTGCCAGTCACCCATTCTTGGCTTGCAGCATTCCATGTCTTGATTATGGTTGTTGGATTATTTATACCAAATGGATAGGTTGCAACCGATTGAATGTACAACATAGTCGTATCTTTGAATGTGACCATATACAACGCATCGCACCCTTCAAATATAGAATCACCCATATTGTTGATTCCATTGCCTATGTCTACGGTCGTAAGGCTGGAACAACCTTGAAAGGCAGATGAACCAATATAAGTCACGCTGTCGGGTATTGTCACACTTGTAAGACTGGTGCATCCACTGAACGCGCCTTCGGCTATACTAGCTACACCATCGTTGATATTCAATGTTGAAAGAGCTGAACAATTTTGAAATGCCGCTTCACTTATACTTGTTATGCTTCCGGGTATTGTCACAGAAGTAAGACCGCCGCAACCCCAGAACGCAAAAATGCCAATAGATGTTATGCTATCTGGTATTGAAACCGTAGTAAGGTTATTGCAACCATTGAACGCGGAACTACCAATGTCTGTCACACCTCTTCCAATATGGACTTCAACCGCCTCACTTTTGGTCGGTATGGATTTATTGGTTAAAGTACCTTCGATGTTATACGAGGATATAGTGTTATCCAGATGTTTTACTATTGTGGCGCGCTCATCAACGACTGAACAGATTGCTGAAATCTGCGTGTCTGTCAACTTATCTTGCTTTGTTGAAAGTCCAGCTGACAGGTCATCTTCAAACGCAACATAGTGAACAATTGGAGTTGTATCATTAATTGTACCTTGTCTTGTGCAAACAATCTGTTCTGTTTGTCCGTCATATGTTTCAACGCTTAGTCCGCCAGAAGCAAGTGTTATTGTTTTGTATGATGAACCAGTATAGAATCCTGTGCGTGAAGGGTCGCCAGTGATTATGTAGAATTTGTCACAATTATTATTAATCAAGTATGTTGTAGTTCCATCAATAAGAGGTGACTTCCAGCAAGGGCCTTGATATAAAGTTCGAATGACAGCGCCTCTTTTTGACCTTAAATATTGGTAGCCCCATTTCATTTCAATCACTGGGTCAAAGGAAGTTCCTGACAATGTAGACAGAATCCATGGATAAACTTGATGTGATGTTATTCTTAAAGCGCCTCCATCATAGCCAAGCCAACCAAAGTCACATCGTGTCATGCTACTTAAAAATTCATAAGGATAAGTAGTAGCACCAGATAAAAATTGCTCTGTATTCATACCCATGGAAACGCGTGCTTTTGCTGCCCATCCAGAATATTGAACATCAGGGTTAACTTGTTCTTTTGTTATATAGTCTGCATCATTACGGAACTGACTTATGTTGTCATTTCTTAAAGCGATTGTGTCTTCAGTCAGCAATGAAATAGTACACATATTTCCAGCACCACTAAAGTCAAATGTATGACTGAAAGATGTTGCTCCGTCTGGAATTGTGAAAGTAGTATAGTAATAGGTTGTAGATGGACCATATATGAATATAGGATGTTCGCTATCAGTAAGGTCAAGCCATATAGTTTCAGCATCACGGTCATTCCATGATTCCCAGCGCCAAACATTTTCACTATAGTGTGTTATTTTTGTTATTGTTTCGGGCGTTGCATTCAATGAAACACTAAATCCTAGTATTTCTTGTGGTTTAGAATAATCCAGATGGCGCACATAACTAAGGTCAACATAGTTTCTCTTGTCAGCGAGTGCAGCACTAACATCATCTGAAAGCGCATAAGCAGTCAATGAAGATGTGTCTGCTTTTGTGGTCAATTCATTCTACACATCCACTGAAAGTGTGTATGCAGTAAGTTCATCAGCTTTAAAATCATTGAAAGCTGAAATATCTAACTTGCTTGACAGTTCAGTGGACAATTCATCTACGCGTTCAGTGAGATTCCCGATTATTGATGAATCATCACCAAGCGGAAGCGCTTGGCCGTTCTGCCAAACAAACCATGCGTCGTTTTCATACCACATGT